ATCGACCATCCTCAAGAACCTCATCTACCACGAGGAATATGCCCGTAAGGTGATACCCTTCCTCAAGACTGAGTATTTCAAAGAGCAGACCGAACAACTGATCTATGAACAGATCACCAAGTTCATTGACACCTACAAGAACCTCCCGACCCACGAGGCCCTGGTCATCACCGTCACAGAGATGCACAATCTCAAAGAGGAACAGGTCCAGCAGGCCGTGTCCCTGCTTCAAGAACTCAATGCCGACCGACAGGAACCCACAGACATTCCCTGGTTGATTGCTCAGACCGAACGGTTCTGTCAAGACTCCGCGCTCTATAATTCGGTACTGGAAGCAGTCTCGATTATGGACGACAAGACGGGGAAGAAATCCAAGGGCTCGATCCCCGACCTCCTCACCAAAGCACTCTCGGTGACGTTCGATAACCATGTAGGGCATGACTACATGATGGATTCCGACTCTCGGTATGAATTTTACCACCACACAGAGAAAAAGATACCCTTCGACCTGGACTTTTTCAACAAGATCACGCGCGGTGGATTCTCCCTCAAGACGCTCAACATTTTTCTTGCAGGCACAGGTGTTGGAAAGACCCTGGTCATGTGTCACCTTGCGGGAGCAGCATTATCTAGGGGTTTCAATGTGCTCTATATCACCATGGAAATGGCTGAGGAACGTATTGCTGAACGTATTGACGCGAATCTCCTCAATGTGGATATCAACACTCTGGAGAAGATTGACAAGAAGGATTATGAGCAACGATTTGCTGCCCTCAAACACAAGACCTGCGGTAAGTTGATTATCAAGGAATACCCAACGGCCGCAGCTTCGACGCTTCATTTCACCGCGCTCTTGAATGAACTGCAACTCAAGAAATCATTTCGCCCCGATCTGATTTTCATTGACTACCTGAATATCTGTGCTTCGTCCAGGATTCGCCCGGGTGGCAACGTGAATTCCTATACTTACATCAAGGCGATAGCCGAGGAACTTCGTGGTCTCGCGGTTGAACATAAAGTTCCTGTGATTTCAGCAACCCAGACGACACGACAGGGGTTCGATTCCAGCGACCTCGAACTGACAGATACCTCGGAGTCCTTTGGTCTACCAGCCACAGCAGACTTCATGGCGGCCATCATCACCAACGAAGAACTGGAAGCCCTGAATCAGTTCATGGTCAAAACTCTCAAAAATAGGTACGCCGATAAAAATGTAAATAAACGGTTTGTAGTTGGAGTTGATCGATCAAAAATGAGGCTCTATGACGTGGCAGCTTCTGCACAAACCAATATTTGCGATGCCGGACAAGCGAAAGACGACGACGGGGATGAGAAGATACGAAAACCATTCGAGCACAAAAAACGAGATTTCAAAGGGTTCAAGATTTAATGCGACATCATATGATTCCCAAACATGAATGGAAAAAACGATTTGGAAATTTTATTGGGTTCAACGCGCCCGATAACACGGTAGACCTTAACACAGCACAACATGCCCAAGTTCACCAACATTATTTCGACGAGATTACTCACATTGAATATGATCGTATCGCCGCTTGGACGATTTCTGGCCAAATAGGAAAAGAAGAAGCCCAGCGAAGGGTAGCAAGAATCGCCAATCTTGGCAACAAACATAAAACTGGCTTCAAGTGTAGCGATGAATTCAAACAATTTACCTCTATGCGTATGAGGGGTAAGAGATATGGTCTGGGCACTAAACGGAGCGACGAATCCAGACAACTCATGTCAGCAGCTATGCGTGGAAATTCAAACTCGTTGGGAGTTAAACGTCCTCTGGTCACTTGCTCTCATTGTGATAAGGTTGGTGGATTGAACTCAATGAAGAGATGGCATTTTGATAATTGTAGAAAGAGAAAAATATGAGAAACGAATTCAACCTCGGGGTCGCTGCATACCAAGCGGGGTACGCCTATGTCACCGTGCTGGACGAGGTGATCCCAATAAATTTCTGCAAGTCCCTCATTGAGAAATTCGAACGCAACGAGTTCGAGGAGCAAACCGACACCTTCTATGCCGGCATCCGGCACTTCATGGAGGTGAACATTTCACAAAACTGGCCCGATGAGAACCAACGGCTCCTCGCATACCAGCAAGAGGCCTTCAAGGTCTACCAGACGACCCACACACTTGGTGACACGCAGTACCCCAAGACCTTTGGGTACGAGGCGTTCAGAATGAAACGCTATCTCCCCAACGGCAAAGATGAATTTGCATTGCACACCGACGTCGGGAGCTACGCGTCCGCCAGGCGCTTCGTGGCGTTCCTGTTCTACCTGAACACCGTGGAAATTGGTGGCGAGACCCAGTTTGGCAAAGATCAAGCCCACCCATGCGTCACGATCCCCGCGGTCACTGGGAGACTCCTGATGTTTCCCCCGCTCTGGACACACCCTCATTGGGGCTGCAAGGTGACCAGTGGACCCAAGTATATCGTCAGTGGGTACCTGCACTACCTATGAAACTCCAAAAAATCTACAACCTGGTCTACCAGGCTCCCGAAGGCGAGCAGTCGCTTGGACAAATTTTGAGCCGGCTCAGAAAGTCTTTTAGACCCTACCCCTGGATTCGATTCACGGGCAAGTCACTCCCCATTCAATACACCAACACCCGGCACACCCCACCATCCGATAATCTTTTGTGTGTGACAGGATGCTTCGACCCTGACTATCATGGTGACCCAGTGTGTTTTGTGTCATTGAGTAACTACTCACAGGACCCCAAGAAAAAGGTGCGATTCACGGGCAACCTCAGGCGCCGTATCCTCTTTGACATGTTCGCCACGATTGCCCATGAGCGCGTTCATCTGCTCCAAAACCACAAAGCCAAGGCGTGCCCTCGACCCCCACAGGTGCGACACCCAGACCCATTGGTCCAGCGAAACCGGAGGTACTATGGGGCCACCAACGAGATCGACGCCTATGGGCTCACCGCGGCCCTTGAGGAGCACTATGGGGTGCACCCCGATATTGTGACGAGGTACCGAGCCGTGTTCGGACTTGACGACCCCTGCTACAAGCGATTCCTCAAAAAGAAGGCACAATACAGCTTGACATTGCCCCCGGTCCGTGTTATAACGGGAATATAAATACACTATCACCTGGAGGGAAAAATGTCCAAGCAAGCCGATCTACAGGAAACAGCACAAGCATTGTTCTGCGCGATGGCAGATTACTTGGGTGTGGCCAAGGTTGAAACGATATTTGACTTGAAAGTGAACGACACATATACCAAGTTCAAAGAAGCCTGGGAGTCAAAACATCCCTCACTCACGGTCAGCACAGTGCTCAAGACGCGAGTGGATGCGCCCGGTGACTCGCTGAAAGAAATTGAAGCATTGTTTCACAGCGACAACGACTGGTATAGATCTTCTGTCCAGATTGCTAAAAAAGTCATAGAAGAAGTGGACGCGATCAGTACAAAATTTGCGCGAATCAAATCACCGAATTGGTCTGATTTGTTCTACTCTCGTGGTGATAAAGAGGTGATGGGTAATATCTCTGCGTTGTTCTCGATTGCCAATGGCACACAGAAGAAACTTAATGCCTTACCCAACGCTGTTCACAAAACTATTTTTACGAATTTGAATAAGTGGTGTCCTGCTGATATTTACTTTGCCTCGGAAAAAGCCAAGCGAGACATCAAAGAACTGTTGCGCGTGAATCAGAACAAGAGCATGACATTCACCGTGTTGAATGGTCTTGTGAGTTCGTTGATTGATTCGGGCGACCTGTTGCCCCTCTCGTTGAAACAACAGCCCGGCACTGTCACCATTAAAAAGGTGAATTTCGACAGGAAGAAAGAACTCAAGGATATGGAGAAGTTCCAATTCCTTAGTGTCGAGAAGTGGGAGCCTTATGTAAAGAATGGAAAACAGGCTCGCTACCTGAGTATTCGCTACGATCCTGCAAGTCCCAGGAGTTTTATCTATATTCGGCACGACCCCGCCACTCCGGCATTCAAGGCTGAAGTGGTACACGCCTCAGGAGGTGCGACTGTCTCGCGTGAAGGCTCCGCTCCTCCAGGAGTGATGGAAAAATCCATAGCTCTTGCTGATGGTAATACCAATTATTCCAGGAAATTCTTCAAGACATTCAAGGACGGAGAAGCCGAATTTGCCAAG